GCACTTCTGTTAAACTCTGCACGTTGCATCAGCATCTCTTGCTGAGCTTGTTTAGCTTTTATGCTCTGACCCCATATAGACATAACACCACCTAACACAGTAGAGAAAAGCATTGTTATTAATTCTAAGGGTAAGCCGAACATTAGACAGACTCTGCTTTAAGAGTATTAGATAGTGCTTCCATACGAGTCTTTACACCACGAAGTTTTGTAGTACGATATTCTTCATTGTCTAAAAACTCTGTAGCAGCTTTATCAAACTCACCTGCGTTAATAAGTTTAATTGTTTCAGGACTACCTGAGATACCGCCACGGAACCAGCTTTGTGCTATCTCTACCTTTAAGTCATCCGACAACGCATCGAAGTTCTTAATGGTTTTCTTAATCTTAGGCATACGCTTCTTGATGTCTTTGCGTAACAGATCTCTAGCTTCTTCTTCAGTCAGTATTGTACCTTTCTTAACATCCGCACCGTAGTGTCCATAACCAATGGTGTAATACTCTTCTGCTTCATCAGGCTTGTATGCTTCTGCCTCAAAACCTTCTAACTCTACTAAGCGCTCCTCTAAGCGTGTTTCAAAGTCTTTCCCATCTGAAGGTGCTGCACCTCCATCAGCGCTGTCGGTACTATCACTAACATCAGAATCAAGAACAGTCTCAAGTACATCTTCTATATCCTTACTCATAATACCTTTAGCCTTATCTAACATCTCATTACTACGAGCATCTATACTAGGTGCATCAACAGGTGCAGGGCTGTCTGCCATCTCTGGCTGTTCACCTCTAGAGACAGATGTAATCATAGGCTGAAACACTTCTTGAGCTTCTCTAGCGTTATCCTTCATAGTCAACTCAGTGCCTCGTATATCAGAACTACTGAACATAGCATCCCTAGCCTGATCTGATAGTTGCCCTGTAGGAGCCTTAGACCTTGTAATACCTAGAATAGAACGAATCTTAGCTGCCTCTTCAGCAGAATCACGTGCGTACTGCTCCATAGCTTCAGCACGTAGTTTAGCGGCCCGTTCTCTAGACTTGGTTAACATATAATCAAAGAACCCTGCAGCAACAACATCACTGTCAGATACAGGCTCTGCAGGTTTAGCTAATATGCCAGGTTGCTTTTGATCTTCTTCATTGTTAAAACCGTAAGTAAGACGTAGTGTGTCATACAAATCATTAGGTCTTATTGTAGATAGTTTTGTCTTAATGAATGCCATGTCTTATCCTATACCCCAATAGCTTTCTTTAAAAGTAATGTTGATGCTGTAGCAATCACTGTACCTACTGCAGAACCTGAAGCTGCACTTGCTGCTGCGTCATTACTTATACCTTCTAAAGTAAGAGCGTGTTCTTGTTGGTCTTCACGGTCTGCAATTCTAACAGCGTAATCTAATGCATCACGCTCTTGTTGTAGCATGTTGTTATACGTAGTCTCAGTGAGGTTATTAGCTACTACCGCTGCATCACGGTTAGCTGCGTTCTGTGCAGCGTTATCCATAGTGGTGATAGCTTGCTCCCACTGGGCATTAGCTTGTTCAACTACTAAAGCATTATTAGCGTTAAACTGGTCACGAGCATTCTGTTGTGCGCTGTTAAACTGTGAGATAGCATTAGCTTCACCAGCGTTAAACCGTTCCATAGAATTCCGTTGCTCTAAATTAGCTTGCTGAATCTGTGTCTGCAAGTTAGAGAAGAACATATCTACTTGATCAGAACTAGATGCATTAAACTGGCGTCTAGCATTCTCTGCAGCAGTATCAGACATAAACACACTAGCTAAACTCTGTGCCTTAAACATAGCTACTTGCTGCTGATTAGTCATGCTAGACATGTCAAAGTCTAGGAAAGCATTAGCCCGTTGTACGTTAGCTTGCTGTATAAAACTCAAGTTAGTCAGATCAAGCTGTGACATAGCTGCAGCATCTGCCATAATCTTAGCGTTCTTAGCAGTAAGGTTAGTAATGTCTACAGTCTGAGCCATACGTGCATTCTCTAGTGCAACCTGTTGCTCAGCAGTAAAGTTGATCTGTGCTACATCAGCGACACGTGCAGCGTTCTGTACACGTGATTGGAACTCTTGGTCAAACTCCATGCCAAGGAACTTAGAGCGTTGCTCAGCAGCAAACATAGCGGCTTGCTGTCTGTTAGACAGGTTCTGTGCTTCAAAGCTAGCACGTGTCTGTGCATCCATCTGTGCGATAGGTAGTGCAGACTCCATAGCAGCCTGTACAATGGCTTGTCCTGCCATGCTTGATGCACCTAGCCCACGTGCAGCTAACGTAGCTGTAGCAGCCCTCATAGCTCCTGCAGCCCATGCTGGTGTCTCCCCACCCTCAAACTGCTCTAGTAGCCCTGTAAGTTGTCCTTGTACTGTAGCTTCACTAGATGGTACACCTGTAGCTGCAGTAAAGTTAGTCTCAGCCTTAGCACGTTCAAAGTCTACAGCACTATCAACACGCATCTCTGGTGTTACTTCTAGTGGTGTCACTTCTTCTACACGCTGCGCTCTTTCAATCTGCTCTACTGTAAGACCTAGCTGTGCTAGTTGTGAAGGGTCCATAGTAGCCGCTTCAGCTAAGGCTTCTGCGCTGGGTTTACCTGTCACAGCAGTAAGCTTAGACATTACATTAGCTACTTCAGCCGCTGCCTCTTTAGCTGTAAAACCAGCAGCTTCAAACTCTTCAGCTAGAGGTACATCATCAGCAATAGCTGCCTCTGTTAGTGTAGCAGTATCAGCCTCTGCAGCAGCCTGACCTGTACCTTCAGCTATCTTACCTGCTGCACGTTGTTCGTCACTTACAGTAACTACATCAGCTTTAGTAACCATAGACATAGGGTCATCTAGTATGTCTGCCCTCATCTCTGTAGTGCTAGGCATACCTACACGTTCTAGGTTAGTTTGTGCTTGTGATAGATTAGCTCTAGCGTTAGTTACTTTAATCTGCTGTTCATCAATCAAGCCTTGAATAGTGTCACGCTGTGGGTCATCTGCAGCCATATTAGCAAGCTGTGTAGTATAGCTCTGTAATAGGTTCTGCTCTTTAGATAGACCACTCTGTGCAGTATCTAAGTTAGCACGTGTTTGTTCAGGAGATACAGTAGCTTGCTGACCGTAGTAGCTTTTATATTGATCTAGCTGTTTGTTATACGTGTCTTGGGCTGTTTTATTAGGTTGTACAACTTCCGTAGTGTAAGCACCCGCAGCCTTAACTACTTGTGCAGCTTCTTCAGGACTCTTAGTTGTAATAGTTTTACCATCAGCAAAAGTTACAATATTACCTTCTGCAGCAGCACCACTTAAGTCTGATCCTTCAGTCACAAGACCCGCTAATGCCGTTTCATTATAGTCAGGTAAGTAATATCCCCCACCTGTACTCTGTTTAAAGAAGTCTAAAGCGTTTACTTCTTTTAGTTCAGGTGCAGTAGGTAGACCTTTAGAGGGGTCATACTCAGGTTCTACAGGTAATGCAGGACCAGGTAATACAGGCTGACCATACCCAGGTGTGTCAATATAAGGCTCACCATACCCAGGTATATCTCTTTTTGCCACAGGATCGGCACCCATATCAAACCCACCAGTAGTGTTAGGAGTAGTACCCTGTATAGCACCATCACCACCGCCAAAATCAAACCCGCTTGAGCTATCATGACTAGAGAAAACACTCTTTAGTCTTGAGTTGTTATTCATAGCATCACGCTTAGCAGCGTCACTCATTGTATTCCATGCGTTGCGATCTATCCCCGCACCGCGTATGGCATCCGTAAGATCCGCGCCAGATGCCCCACCACCATTAGCATAACCCTGCCTCTTAGCATAACCACCATTAGCCATATAGCCGCCTACCTGCATAGCAGTCTGTGGGCCACCAGCTACACGAGCCTTAGCCATCTCAGCATACTTGCCCATCATAGATGCAGCTTTAGGGCTAGACATCATAAACTTATTAAGGTCATCCTGTTGCGCTGGGCCTGTGTAGCCCATCTTAGATAACAGTGTTTGTTGTTGCTGTGGTGTAAAGCCACCAAACTTCTTAGCCATAATGTTTTACCTTATTATTTACCCATTGTCATCCACACTGCACCAGCTATAAAAGTCAGTACGGCGACAGTGACTAATTTTGTTATTGTTGCCCATATAGACTTACGAGTATCACGCCACGCTTCTATTAAACTACGCATCTCAGTAATATCTTTATGTGCAGCATCATCAAGTAGACCAATAGAACGCAAGGCTTCTTTAGCCCCGCGCCTAGCTGCACGATCTAGCATATCTTCTAGTTCTTCAGTAGTCAATTGCACATTAGCCATTTAAGCACCTATGTTTTCACTAATAACTCTGTAGCAGATATTGCAGTGCCAGCCAACACACTTGGGCTATCTGCTGTAGTGCCTATAGTTCCATCTGTCTGTACAAAATATTGCTGCCCTGCTGTAAGGCCAGACTGGTTTGTGCTGAGTGAGCCGATGATGTCAACGGTTGCGTTGCCGCCGTCAGCCACAGCGCCGCCACTAGACACGCCGATGTAATTCTCTGAGGTTAGGTTGGTGCCAGTTCCTAAAGTTACCACCACTACATACCCATCGTTAGTCTCTCCCGCATATGAAATTACAACTCTATTCGTATTGGAATCATAAACTATAGAAGCGCTGTAAAAAACGCCTGACGTATCCAAAACAAACGGAGTCTCAAAACTTATTTGAGTTCCAGAAACGGAACCTACCGCTAGTGTTCCATAGCTGGAGTTACCAGTGTCTTTATAAGCAATACAAACCTTATTAGTCGTAGAATCAAAAACTGCATTCTGAACAGTTGCTGCCGTGACCCCACCTATTAATGCGGCCCCCCCAAACGATATAGAAGTACCACTTACAGTGCCGACTATTGCCTTTGCATAATTTGAGTCTGCGCTATCCGTCCAAGCAATGACAACCTTATTACTGTTTGAATCAAATGTAATTGCAGAAGCGTAACCGCTTAAATTTCCTGTATCGTAAGTGACAGCAGAACCAAAAGATATGGATGTGCCACTTACGGTTCCCACAACTGCTTTTCCCTTATTGCTATCGCCGTTGTCAAAGAAGGCAATAACAATTTTATTAGAATTAGAATCAAAAGTAGCTTTCGGTACTCTTGTATTTGCGGATTCAAAAACGGCAGCAGAACCAAAAGATATAGATGTTCCACTTACTGTTCCCACTATGGCAGTGCCGTAGCTAGAGTTTCCTCCATCCCTATAAGCTATAACAACTTTGTTAGAATTACTATCAAACGTAATGTTAGGAGCTATAGTGTTTGCAGATTCAAAAATAACAGCAGAACCAAATGATATAGAAGTGCCACTTACAGTGCCGACTATTGCGGTGCCGTAGAAGCTATTGTTCTGATTTGACCATGAAGCTACAATTTTATTACTGTTTGAATCAAATGTAGCACTTAATGATGCACTTCTGGCTACTGCGCCAGAAGATACTACAACAGTAGAACCAAAACTTATTGAATTATCTGAAGAATCTACCGTTCCCACAATAGCGGTGATATTGTTTGAATTTGAAGTGTCATTATAAAAAACAACAACTTTATTAGAGTTAGAATCAAAAGCACTACAACTAATATATGTATCAACATTATGAAACTCAACTGCTGTTCCCTTAGATGTTGTTGACAAATTTATTGCACTCACAGTCCCATCAGCATTTACAATAACAGGCTTACCATTAGGCAACGTGCCGCTTGCTACTGCTTTAAACTCACCCTCTTGTGCGCCACCAATAACCTTTACCATGCTTTACCCTTTCACAATGAGTTTGTTTGCAGCTACAGCCGTGCCAGCGAATACACTGGGGTCTGCTGGTGTCGTACCTAGTGTGCCATCTGTTTGGACGTAGTAGCTTTGACCTGAAGTTAATCCTGACAGGTTATCAGCTACACTACCTTTAGTACTAACTGCTAATGAAGAACCACTTGCTGCGCCAGATTGCGAAATACCTATAAAGCTCTCTGCGTCTATGTTTGTCGTTGTGCCGCCAGACTGTACCAAACGGACATACGGTCTTTGATTTCCGTCATTATCTGTGCCACTCACCACCGTTAAAGCTGTAGCATTGTCATCAGACTGAACGGCATAACCTCCATAAAGAGCTGCGTTATCATTTAAACTGCCAACTCTTGAAGGGGTTGTAAATGTTATTGCGTTTGTAGACGAGTTTATTGTTCCAACAGCACCATATACATATCTAGGGCTTCCATCTTTTACAGTTAAAACTAAAAAAGTGTTTACGTCTGCTACAGGACTCGTAAAGTCACATCTGAAATACAGTGTATAACCATCAGGGTTTATAAGCGTGGTTGAAGTATATTCCGTATAACTGCCGCCGCCATCATCCGTAAAAACAAAAGCATCTACTTGTCGTGAGTTAGGATTTCCACCTCGTTTTGCAACTACTAAAAGTCGTGTACTACTATTGAGATATTTAATATCAGGAGAGCTTGTACTATCATGAAAGTATTCTGCACTTTTTAAGTTGTACATAGTTCCTGCGGAAACAGTCATACCTGTGCCTGTTCCAGAAAAAGTAAGGGGGTACAACTCTAGGTCTTCTGTTGAGTCATTTACCCCTACCGCAAAACCCTTAGTGCTGTCATTTGGATCAATAGAAGCTCTCATAGAAGACTGCATTGCAACAGACTTCAGTACTGTACCTGATGATCCACTTGACGTATCTCTACTTACGGTAGTGCCTGATATGGTAAGGATGTTATAGTATGTATAATTAGAAGTACCTCTATACAAAGCTAAATAACTTCCTGTTGTACCAATAGGAGCTAGGTATGGACTCTCGTCACTACCAGCAGTAAAACGGAGATTAGACACATCTAGTTTTGTACCAAATGTTGCAGTTTCGCTACCTGCACTACCTGATATAGTCGCAACAATAGCATCAAAACGGTTATTAGTATCATTGTAGCAAATTAACAACTGGTTCTCTGTAACAACATCCCAAATACATTTTGAATTACTTGAGTTGCCCCCATCAAACACCGAAATCTGTGAACTTACAGTAATAGACGATCCGCTTCTTGTAATAATGTACAAACTTACGTGTTTATTACCTACATCATCAATGTCTACCAATGCAAAGCGATTACTATTGAATGGATCAGCAGCAACTTCTAGCCACTGCGTAGCTTCATTTTCAAGTCTTGTAAAAGTTCCATACGTTAAGTCAGGACTTGTGGATGTCTCTGCAACCACGCTTGCGGTACCATCGCTATTAATATTAACTGCCTTACCATTAGGCATTGTGCCACTGGCAACAACATTAACCTGTCGTGTCGCTTTTAGATTATTACCAATAATACGCATTTGTCAACCCTTATTATACGGCTTATTCAGGCTCTACTGGGTCAACCCAGCCTTCAACAATAGTCCAAGTTGTGCCATCCAGTTTATACTTGCAGCCCATCCAATCTTCTGGGGCGTTTGTTATGCCCTCACGCACTGTAGCATTACCAGTATTCATATCACCAATGATGAACTGCGCAGGATCACCGACTGTGATGTTGTCAGCAGTAGCAGTGATGGTCACGTCATCAGCAAGCAGATACTTGCTTAACTTGGTTGATGTTTCTACGATTGTTTTCATTTGTTTATCCTTTCACTAAAATTTCTGTAGCTGATATTGCTATACCAGCTTCTACTGATGGATCAGCAGCAGTTGTGCCAAGTGAGCCATCGGTCTGTACATAATATTTTTGCCCAGCAGTTAAACCAGATTGGTTACGATCTACTGAGCAGGTTGAGTTTATTGCTGCGGATTGACCGCTGGCGTAGACACTATTGGCAAAGCCTACAAAGTTCTCTGAGGTGAGGTTGGTTTCAACACTTGCGTTCTGAAAGACTACACCTGTAGCGGCTTGAGAATTTCCATCGTCTTGATACCCTACAAAAACTTTATTAGAAACACTGTCAAACGCAGCTGCTTGGATATTTGTAGTAGCAGCTTCGTAAACTACAGCAGCTCCAAAGCTAATTGATGTGCCACTTACGGTTCCAACTACAAGTGTGCCATACTTTGAATTGCCAGCATCTTGATAAGATATGACAACTTTATTCACATTACTGTCAAATGCAGAAACAACATACTTAACTGTAGCACTTTCAAAAGTGACCAAACTTCCAAAGGTAATACTTGTTCCGCTTACCGTTCCAACAATAGATGAGCCGTATTGATTAACATCCTGAAAAGCTATAACTACTTTATTTGAGCTTGAGTCAAAGATAATAGCATTATAACTATTGGTTCCGCTATAAAATACAACGGGAGTTCCAAAGCTCACAGAAGTTCCAGATATTGTTCCAACTACTGCCGTTCCGTAAAAAGAATTACTTTGATCCCTATAGGCAACTACAACCTTATTATTACTACTGTCAAAGCAACATGCGGTATCGACTGTTATTCCAGTTTCAAAACGGGTAGAGCTACCAAAGCTAATTGAAGTGCCCGAAACAGTTCCTACTATTCCAAACCCTTGCGTACCGCCTTCACCTCTGAACGCTATAAAAATTTTATTAGAAGCACTATCAAATGTCGTAGAGGTGTAAGCCGTAGACCCACCTGAGTCAAAAACAACGGGAGTTCCAAAGCTAATTGAAGTGCCGCTTACAGTTCCTACTACTGCCTGACCCCTACTAGAATTACCTCCATCTACATAAGATATAACTACTTTATTAGAATTACTGTCAAATGCAGCAGATGCGTAAGTTGGGTATGAATTGAAATCAGCGTTTACGGTAGTGCCAAAACTTATAGAAGTGCCGCTAATTGTTCCGACTACAGCCCTGAGATGATTACTTTGCTGAAACACCAAAACGACCTTGTTAGCAACAGGGTCAAATGCAGAAGCAAACCAGTTTGTGCTTGAGCTTCCTGGAACCGCAACAGGTGTTCCAATAGCTTGGCTAATATTTGTCTCCGCAACAACACTTACAGTGTCATCAGCATTTACAATAACAGTATCGCCATTAGCCAATGCACCACTGGCAACAGCCCGTACTTCACCATCTACAGGTGCATTGCCTATGATACGCATTAGCTAATCTCTTCGTATGAAACAATAACTTCCAAGTCATTCGCAGTTCCTGCTGTTACTGTGATAGACATATCTTCTTCTAAATAAATAGCTGTACTTTTGTCTAGTGCAACAAGAGAAGAGTCAGCAGCTACAGATGCAGTAGAGATAATAGAGAATGCTGTACCACCACCTGCTGCTGCACTATGTAAGTCTACAGTTACGTCACAAGCGTTTGTTGCGTCTACGTTTGCGACTATAATAGTGTTGACCTTAACAACTTTACCAGACGATGCTGCGTTAGAAAGAAGTACTGTTGCACTTGTACCAGATAGTGCGACCTGATCTGTTTTGCCAGTAATTGTACTGACGTTTACGATGTTTGGGGCTGTCATGTTAAACTCCTATTACCCGAATACTATTGCCATAGCAATAGCTTTGCCTGTGCCAGCTTTGGCATCAATTTGTGTTTGAATACTAGATGTAACTCCATCTAAATAACCTACCTCTGTTGCGTTTACAGAAGAAGGCCAAGTAGGAAGATTAGCATCATATCCCTGTACAGTAGAACCTATGTCTGAATCAACTACTACGTTACTACCACCGTTTTGTAGTGTGCCTGTAAAGTTAGCTGTAGTTGCATCTAATTTAGCAGTATCTGCATCATAAGCCTGTATACCTGCTTCTGCTAAAGTGTTGTTTACCCACTCAGATCCACTGTATTTAAGTATTTCTCCTGCACCTACAGAAGAGATAGTTACATCTGTTAAAGCACCTACTGTAGAAACTAAAGCTGACTCCTTAGCTAAAGGAAATCCACCTTGTGTAGAACCATTGTGTACGACTATTGTATTCTTTGTTGAATCAATAGTAATCTCGCCAGCAGCACCAGTGAATGAGGAATGCTCACTAGTAGTACCACGGCGGCGTTGAATTTGTGTTGACATTTATAATGCTCCGTAATCTGCCGTTGACGTAGGTGAGTTGTTGATGAAGCCATAATCCCCTACAGTAGCACCTACCACAGCCGCTAACTGTACAGTACTATTATAGCTATCTTCAGCCTTGGCTGCGTAATGTAGTGCAGAAAAGCCAGTAGTAGAACTATCAGAAAGCGTAAACTGACTGTCTTCTGCGTTAATAGCAAGCTTTTGTGCATCCGCTGCACTATTCGCCGCTACAGTTGCTGAACCTAAAATACCATCTACATATGTTTTAGTAGTGAGGTCAGAACCTGTTGTGGGTGTACCTGCACCCGTAATCTTATTGCCACCCATAGCAATAGCACCTGTCATAGTGCCACCTGCTAAAGGTAATCTAGTTGCAATACTGCTTGTTAGGGTAGTATAAACATTGTTATCATCATTGATAGCTGCAGCAATCTCATCTAGCGTATCTAGTGTAGCAGGAGCACCCGCAATCAAGTTAGCTATGGATGTATCTACATAATTCTTTGTTGCCGCCTGTTGTGCACTAGAAGGATCAGTGACGTTATTAAGGGTTGTGTTAGTAAAGTCTGCAGTACCATTAACTGTTATGTTACCACCAATACTAACGTTACCTGTAGTGGTTACACTATCTATGTAGCTATCTTTCCAGTAAGCTGACGAGCTACCCAAGTCAAACGAACTATCTGCTGTAGGAATAAGTGCTGTACTAATCTTAGCGTTGATAGCTACAGTCTTAGTATTAGCATCACCAATGATAGTGTTGCCATCTATAGTGGCGTTATTGTCAAACTTAGCAGCACCTGTTACATCTAGAGTACCAGCTAAGTCAGCATTAGCACCAGTGAATGTTACAGCAGTAGTTGTTCCACTCTTAAGTGTAAGGTTACCTGAGTTACTTGTCAAGGTAGCGTAAGTAGTGCCAGCATCTTTAAGTGCTACATCACCGCCATCAGCATCTAAGTTAATGTTACCTGCTACATCAACCAGTAAGTTACCAGCAGATACAGTGTAAGTATTGTCTGTAATGGTGGTGTAGTCGTTATCACCGACACTTAGTGTATCAGCATATACTGTACCATCAAAGTGAGCGTTTTTGTATTCTAGTAAGGATGTGCCAAGGTCAATATCGTTATCTACTACTGGTACAACAAGGCCATCCTGGAAGCGAAGCTGCTCAGTAGAAGCGTTAGATACTTCCACAAATACACCAAAGCGATTGTCTGCTTGGCTTACTATAATCTTATTCTTAGCATCTAGATCAGCAATCAGAGGTACATAGGAGCCTTCATCTGATGTACCATCATGTTTGTGTCCTGTAGTACCTGTGTCACTTTGTGTAAAAGCATCACGTAGTTTGTTGTACTCTGCGTTGATAGGCGCTGCGCGTACTACAGCGGTAGGTACAATGTCTGCAGTGGATTGGCGTGTATAGCCTGACATGTTTTATTCCTCTCTTAGCGCCTGTCACCAAGGCCGTATGTTAGTGTAATAGCTTGAATAGTATGGCTGGGCTTTGTGTTGTTAGCAACGTAACGTACTGAGACAGACTTACCAGAACCAGCAATAGTAGTACGTTCTACAGGGGAAGGGTTACCATCGTATATGTCTGTAGAATCAAACGTAGCCTTGTCATAATATGCAGCAGCACCTGCAGTGGATAAGAAGTAGTCTGAACTTAATTCTACTGAAGGATCTCCATAGTCATACTCAACAGCCATAACTACAGAGACTTCTCCCTCAGAGCGCATGTAAGTATCTATGTCATAGAAAGACTTACGAACAGCAGGGTCATCCATGTAGTAGAAGGGTGTCTGGAATAAACTAAAGATGTCTCTACCATCAAAGTCATTACCTACCTCTTGGCGAAAGACATAGCCAACACTATCTCCATGTATAACAAACTCATCCTCACCTATATAACCACTATCTGCACAGTTGACTGATACACCTACTAACTGACTAAATTCAAACCCTGCACCGCCCTGACCGCTACGCCGAATAGCTCCAATAATACCAAGGGAATCTTGGTCAGTAAAGAATAAACGAAACTGCGACTTCTTTTTTAATACTACAGTAGTCATTGTAGCAAGGTCTTCGTTAGCTGTATAATCTTCAAAGATAGACTGAATAGGCTTAGACAGTGTAGCTAATTCAATATCACCAATACGGTCTGTTCCAGTAACAGGTCTAATACCATCAGGTGCTAGAAAAAGTATGTCACCATTAAACTCTGCTACGCTGTCAGGAGCAACACAGCCAAGGTTAGAGGTAACTGTTTGTAATACAAAGTCAGCAATGTTATTACCAACTAAGCGCTTAATGTTATTACGCCCAAAGATGTACATCTCATTACGGAATGTTTTAAGCTGGGTAATCTCAAAGCCTACATTGATAACCCCAGCACCAGAAGCAGGTGTCCAATCAGTTTCATTTATAGGAGCACTAAAGTATAAGTTGTAAGGCTCAGAAGAATCACCAGCTAGAAATAAGTGGTTGTTAAACGCTGCAACTAAACTAGGTGCGCTGGGCGCTTCTCCACCATTAAGCTGTACATAAGTTGTACCATCCCAAGTAGAGGCAGGATTAACACCATCAGCCATAGCAAACTTAGATGCACCCCAGTTAAAACTTTCAAAGCGTACCTTAGATACACCAACCATAGTGGGAGAACCTACGCTAGTAACAGCTTGCCAGCCTTTTACTGTAGGGGTAGACTGTACTGTACCTGTAGCAGTAGATGTACCACCTGTTATAACATTACCTGTAGCGAATATATTATCAGGCAATTTACCAAAGTCAATTACAAGAGCGTTTGCAGTTTTAGAGATAACTGTTCCTGTAGCAGCTACTCCTGTGTCATCACTTGAGCTAACTACACCTGTTACAGTTTCGCCTACTGTAAAGCCAGAACCCTGCCCTGAAGCTAATGTAACATCGTAGTAGTGATTATACCAGTGTAGATAGTTATTACCAGATGTAGGCTTACGACAGCCAAAGATGCCTTGGTTAATATTAGCAGATACATGTACGCCTAACACAGGGCTATTAGCTAATCCTGTAAGCTCACCATAAGAGTTTTTATAACCTGATATACGTCTATACCCACCATTCAAGGCAGGTTCATAATTAATAAGACGCAGTGCTGAACCCGCCATCTGACTACCCTGTGTTAAAGGGTCTTGGTTAACCACCAAGCCACCCATACAAGGTGTAGCGAAGGTACGTAGGTTATCAGCCATTATTTTATGCCAGACTGTTTATTGAAATATTTATTAGCTAGTACAGTAGATGTAATATATAAAGGTGAATCAAGAAGTAAGCGGCGCATGTTGTCCATACCCTGTTCAAACTTTTGCTGGTGAAGTGCCGCACTCTGTTCGTTAGCACGAAAGCGCATCAGGTACATAACTGCACCATCCACTACTACAGTGTTAAAACGATCAGGTACAATACATGGGTCACTGTAAATAGTCATATCAGATGGGTAAGACCAGTAGCGATACTCAATCTCATATGCATCATCTGGCAGAGGAGTAACACCAAACTTCATATCTTCTGTCTGGTAAATTGTACTAGGAATACTGTGTGCACTAGTACCGCCTACATCCTCACCTGTACGATGATAACGAAGGTAGTCCTCATAAGTAATAACAGGTAGTTTTTCAGGTGTGTTACTCTTAGAAGATAAGCGCTTAATATAAAACGTATCCCAGTCAACCTTAGAGGCATCAGATGCAAAGTCGTACACACCTGTACCCACAGTCATAGGCTGCGCGTATGTTGTAAGAGTAAAAGGCCATTCTTGTGCGTGTTGTAATATCTCACGTACAGAAGAGTTGATAGCATCCTTAGCTAAAGCCTGTAAGTTACGAGCATCACTAAAGCCTTCACCACCAATGTCAAGCTCAACTTCATTGACACGGCGTAACGCTTGATTAACTAGGTTAACATAAGTAGCCATAGAGATATCCTGAAATTAAATGTGCTGAAGGGCCAGCCTCTTGACAAGACCAGCCCAACAGACTAAGTAGTATTAAGCAGCGTTGTAACGTACTGTTAGCAATGCCTCTGGACGGAGAATCTTGCGTCCGTACAGATGCATACCACGCACGATGTCTGCAAATGAGTCGGGATCACGATAGTTCTCGACTTTATTGATCTGCTCTGCAGAAGCAACAGCATCGTCCTGACCACCTACAATAACACCATAGTTAGCGTCTTGTGCAGTTGTACCAGAAGTACCAGCGCCAGTGCCTTTTGCTGGAAGGTTCGTAGACACATAAACACGGAAGCCGTGCAAGTTGTTTAGAACCAAGCCATTCATAAGACCTGAACCGCCGAAGTCAGCATTTAATACGCGACTGTCTTCGTCTTTGAGCATTTCTACG